TAGTTGAGGCATATGGGTTCTTAAAGGGTCCACAAGATATGTTGCAATATTATGAAAATAGATATAAGCAAGCTATCGAAGGATTCTCATTAGAACAAATGGGAAGAAGACGAACTGATGAGTTTCTAGATGGAGAACCTCGTATAGTTCGTAAACCACAATAAGGAGAAACAAGTATGGCTATTACACAAGCGTTACCAAATAGTTTTAAAAAACAACTATTAGATGGTGATCAAGATTTTACAACACCAGCGGGAACTGGAGATAGATTTAAATTAGCTCTTTATGTATCAACTGCAACATTAGGTGCAGCAACAACTTCTTACACAACAAGTGGTGAAGTAAGTTCTTCTGGAACAGGTTACACAACAGGTGGAAAAGCATTAGTAAATTCTGGAACGTCAGTTGTATCAACAGTTGCTTTTACAGATTTTGCTGATCTATCTTTTCAGAGTGTTACTCTGACTGCTAGAGGTTGTTTGATATATAATACTTCATTTTCTAATTCTGCAGTTGCAGTATTAAATTTTGGAGCAGATAAGACAGCTACTTCAGGAACATTTACTATTCAATTTCCAGCATTTACAAGTTCAGCAGCTATTATCAGGATCTCTTAATAGGAGTAATCTGGCATGGCCAATACAACTTGGGGTGAATTAAGTTGGAGTTCAGGTGTATTTGGTGGAGCAAATGATGCTGATGTTTCAGTAACAGGTCAATCATTAACCCCTGTTTTAAATTCTGTATCTATTTCTCTTGGTGCAAATGTTTCTTTAACTGGAGAACAATTAAGTACATCTTTAAATTCTATTTCTCTTACAATCGATGGAAGTGTAGCTCTTACAAGCAATTTAGCAAATTTAACTTTAAATAGTGTTGATGCTTTTCCTATAATATTAGTTTCAGTAACAGCTCCAGGAACACCTACAACATGGGGTGCAAGCAGCTGGGGTAGTGGTGCTTGGGGCGAAAGTATTGGTCTTAGTTTATCTCAAGGAACTGCTACAGTTGATTTAATAACTCCGGTAAATGTAACAGGACAATTATTAAGTACATCTTTAAATTCAGTAACATTTACTATTGATGGATCTGTAGCACTTACTGGTCAATCATTAACATTATCTCTTGGAGATGAAACTGTAACTGGAACAGCTAGTGTTTCTTTAACAGGTGAGTTATTAACATTAACACTTGGTGAAGTAGATCCAGGTCCTGATGCTAATTTAACTGGTCAACAATTAACTACTACATTAAATAGTGTAAGTATAGATATAGCAGTTGCAGCAGCTATAACAGGTCAAACATTAACATTAAGTCTTGGAAATGAAACCGTTGAATTAAATACTCCTGTAAATGTAACAGGTATAAATTTAACATCAGTTTTAAATTCAGTAACAATTACTACGAATACCCCTGTAAATGTAACTGGAAACAACTTGACAGGAATAACAGGTCAATTATATGTTACCGCTTGGACACCAGTAGATACTGGACAATCTATAAATTGGACACCAGTTGCTGCATAAATATTGGATTTGACATATATGAACAAATATATTAATTATAACAAAATAAGGAATTAAATATGCCAACAATATATTCATCGGACCTTAAACTATCTATTCAAGCAACAGGCGAAAACGCCGGTACATGGGGTTCAATTACAAATAGTAACCTTTATGTTATTCAACAAGCTATTGCGGGTTATCAATCACTAGCAGTTAACGCAACAACAGGTCTTACACTTACATTTACAGATGGAGTTATATCAACAGGTAAAAACGCTGTATTAAATTTAACTGGAACATTATCTGGAAACGTAAACGTTGTAGTGCCAGATTCAATTGAAAAAACATATTTAGTAAATAATCAAGTTACTATGGGAACTAATACTTTAACATTTAAAACAACTTCAGGAACTGGAATTAAATTAGCACAAGGCAATCGTTATGTTCTTTATGCTGATGGAACAAATGTAAATTTAATTTCAATGGAACAAACATGGAGAGCTCTTTCAGCAGCTGCGACTGTTCAACCAGGATCTGCAATATTAGCAAATACAGCTACTACTTCTTTCACAATAACATTACCGGCTTCTCCTGCAGCAGGAGATTTAGTATCTGTAATTGATGCTGGTTATACTTTTGATACCAAACCTTTGACTATGGGAAGAAATTCTAGTAATATAGCAAACGCTGCAGCTGACTTAGTAATCAACACAGAAGGCGCTGGATTTACTCTAGTGTATTCAGGTGATGCAACAGTTGGTTGGACATATAGAGATAAATAATTATGGCAAATTACGAAGCAACAAGATACGATTTTGACGGAGCAAACTTAACAGGTATTGAAGGTGTCAATACTGGAATAGTTGTTCCTTGGGGCTCAGCTTCAATTCCATCTGGATTTTTATTATGTGATGGTCAATCAGTTTCAACATCAACTTATGCTGCTTTATTTGCAGTCATTGCTTACACATACGGTGGATCAGGTGCAAATTTTAACGTACCAGATTTAAGAGACAGAACAATTTGTGGAGTTAGTGCATCAAATTCTAAATCTTTAGCACAAACAGTTGGTGCAAACACAGTAACACCGACAGGAAACGTAGGTGGTAATGCTGCATCTACAACTTTAGCAACTACACAGATACCTTCTCATACACACACTGCAGCTGCTACTATGGGACAATTTGATTTCACTCAGATGAGTGGCCAATTTTTTACTTCTAGTATGAATACTGGAGCCACTGGTGGTGGTCAAGGACATACTCATACTTTATCAGCAACTTTTACAGGTTCAGCTAATTCAGTTCTTCAACCAACTTTAGTATTAAATTATATTATAAAAACTTAAAGGATATTTATGCACTTAACAGTTATACCATCAGATAAACAAATTTACTTAGAAACACCTAATGCAACTCATAATCCAATGAATTGGCCAAATAGAAGATGTCATGTAATTGAAAATGATCAAGAGTTTTGGAATAACGTAGATTCTAGAATTCATGCCATTCAATATCATAGTGATGGTGACAAACATATTGAATATAAAAATCCTCAAGAAAATATAACTATTACTGATATAAGTATAATACAAAAATATATTGATAGATTCAATTTAACTGAACAAACTTACCAGGTTCAAGTTGCTTGGGATTTAAATACTCTTAAAATACCATTAGAAAATGGTAAAATGAGAAACGAAACTAATGAAGAAAAAGTTATAAGATTAGGACCTAGACCTTAATTATTTATAATTAATCCAAGAAGTAACTATATATTTTTCTCCACTTAATGGAGGGTTACCTCTGTGTACATAAGGAAATCCAGCTGGCCATATTACAATTCTACCTTTAACAGGTTTTACTCTTTGTGATTGATATAAAAATTCAGTTTCACCACCGTCTTCAACAGTATTTAAATATATCGAATAAACAAGAATTCTTTTTTCATTCTCTCTACCTTGATTATGTTCAATGTGCCAAACATGATAACCTTGGGAAGGTATAGTTTTTTGGATTTTAACATGATCTGTTATAATATCTTCTCCTGTATATTTTTTAATATTCGTTTCAGTATAATAGTGTCTTAATGCCATATCAAAATTAATCATTAATGCTTTTAATTTATTAACATTAAATTCTTCATCCGTTAAAACATCTCCTGTACAAAATAATTGTTTATCATCTTTTTTATCTTGTGTTGTTCCTTCTGAGGTAAATCTTGAAAAGACTTTATTAAATTCTTGATATTTTCTAAATAATTCTATTGCTTGATCACATGCTTCATCTGGAATATAACCATCATAAACACCAATAAAATCTTTAATACTATTTTTTCGTTCTTGCATATTTTATTTTCCTACTACTATACTACAAATAGTTTTCATTATTTTTTTATCCTTTATGTTATTAATATTTATTATTTACATCAATAATATATTTAAAAGTAATAACCATTCTTAAATCAGCAACATTTCTTGCAGAATTTCTTGCATCATGAGGAATATTACCATCAAAAACAATTGCTCTTCCAGGCTTTGGTATTATACTTTTAATTATGTCATAATGTGAATTATCATAAAAAACTGTTTCTCCAGCATTTTCTACGTTCCATTGATCATTTAAATAATACATCAATGTAATACCCGTGTTTCTATCTGGGTAATCAGAATGAATTTCATGAATGGTACCATATGGATACGCACTTGCATAAATTCTTTGTTCTTTTAAAAAAGAATAAATATTTAATTTTTTTAATATATTTTTAGAACAAACATCTAATATTTTAATATATTTATTTTTTTTAGATTCTATTGTGTAATTAAATTTTCTCCATTTATTTAGATCTCCTCCTGTGCCTATATATTTCCAACCGACATTATTTCTAAAGTAAGAAGCTATTTCTTTTTGTATTTGTAAATCAAATAAATTATCAAATACGTGGATATAATTTTTTTGTTCTAGCTCATTTGCAAATGATATT